AAAGAGAGAATGTCACCAGTATCACCTAGAAGACTAAGTTACTTTAGAACATTACACTCATTAGGTTTTGATTGTCTAGATAACATAAATCAAGATAATGTAATGCAGCCTTACCATTACGAAGATTTTGGTAAAAAAGTAAATCTACAAGTTAAATATTATGATCGATATAACAGTGATGAATCTTTTTATCTTGGTTTTGATAATCCATATTTTCAAATAATACATAAGGCAGTTAACAGATGTGTAAGTTTAAGAGAACAGTTTGATTTAGAAGAACACGATACAAAAAATGTTAATTGGAAAACTTTAAAACACATACGTGATAACTTACTAGAATACAAAGATAAAAAAAATTTATTTGATTTTAATGACATGATTAAAATGTTGGTTGACAAGTCAGATAAAATTCCAAACTTTGACGTAGTATTTATAGATGAAGCTCAAGATCTGTCTCCACTGCAATGGAAACTGTATGATATTTTAAAAGCTAAAACTAAAGATATATACTTAGCGGGTGACGATGATCAAGCTATCTTTGCCTGGGCTGGTGCAGATGTTAAAAGATTTATACAAGAACCTGCAAAAGAAAGAGTTTTAAATAGATCTAAAAGAATATCTAGAGCAATACAAGCACAATCTACTATACCTATAAATAATATAGTAGGTATAAGAAAATTAAAAAAGTATTATCCAAGAGATGAAAAAGGTATATGTGAAGACATTTATAATCTAGATGAAATAGATTTAACTAAGAATAAATGGTTTATATTAACCAGAACAGTATCAAAGCTTTTAAAAATACATAAAATGCTTATTGATAAAGGTCTATATTTTGAAAGTAATAAAGGTAAAAGTATAAAAATTAGAATGTACAATGCTATGAATAATTACAATGCATGGTGTAAAGGCAAAGAATTAGCTGAAGAAGAGATAAAAGATATAAAAGATTTTACCGGCGAATATAAATGGAAACCAGACCAAAACTGGTTTCAAGCTTTTAAATTAGCTGAAGATGATGACAAAGAATATCTATTACATTTATTAGAGAACAAAGAAAATTTAGAAAAACCTGCAAGAATATGGTTATCTACTGTTCATGCTATCAAAGGGGGAGAACAGGATAATGTAATTCTATGTTTAGATATGGGAGATAAAATAATTAAATCTATTAAACAAAGTCAAGACAAAGAAGATGAAGAACATAGAGTTTGGTATGTGGGAACTACAAGAGCACGTAACAATTTATATAAACTAAAACTAGACAAACAAAGAAAGGGGTATCAATTATGAGGATAATAACATCCGACATATTAATAACAGTAACATTAACATTTTTCGTAATTAACATAATGGAGGTACTAAAATGAATCAAAGACAAATAGACGAGATAGCAATACTTTGGAATAAAACTAAAGATGAAAAATATAGAAAAGCTTGGTATGAAATGGTTAGAAAGGTATATGGATAATGACACACAAAGATATATTTAATGATTCTTTTCCACAAGATAAACAAATTGGAGGATCCCATTATAAGAAATTTCATATTCAACCTTATGAATTTATTTCTAAAAACGACCTTTCTTTTTTTCAAGGGAATGTTATAAAGTATGTGTGTCGCTATAAAGATAAAGCGGGAATACAAGACCTTGAGAAAATAATTCATTACTGTGAATTACAAATTAAAACAATGAAAGACTTAAAGAAAAAATGATTACAGTCCAAACAGAATGGGTAATGCCTAATGAGTATCCTGATCTTCGAGGAGCAGACGAGATTGCGATTGACTTAGAGACAAGAGATCCAGATTTAAAGAGTAAGGGTTCAGGGGCCATTATAGGTAATGGTGAAGTTGTAGGTATTGCTGTGGCTGTAGATGGCTACAAAGGATACTTTCCAATAGCACATGAGATTGGTCCAAACTTAGATCGTAAGAAAACTTTAGAGTGGTTTAAAGATATTTGTGAATCACCTGCTACAAAAATATTTCATAATGCAATGTATGATGTATCTTGGATTAGAAATTTAGGTATAAAAATCAATGGTTTAATCGTAGATACCATGATTGCAGCATCCTTAATTGATGAGAACAGATTTTCATTTACACTTAATACTTTATCTTGGCATCATTTAAGTGAAGGTAAGAATGAAACAAAATTAAATGAAGCCGCTAAAGAAAGAGGATTAGATCCTAAAGCTGAAATGTGGAGAATGCCTGCAATGGAAGTCGGAGCATATGGTGAAAAAGATGCTGAACTAACTTTTAAACTTTGGCAGAAATTAAAAAAAGTAATTATTGAAGATGATCTTCAGGATATATTTAATTTAGAGACTGATCTTTTCCCTTGTTTAGTTGACATGCGTTTTTTAGGAGTAAGAGTAGACGTTCAAAAAGCTCATACGTTGAAGACAGCATTAAAAATAAAAGAAGAAAACTTGTTGCAACAAATAAAAATAGAAACAGGAATAGACATTCAATTAATGGCAGCAAGAAGTATTGCTCCACTTTTTGATAAATTAAATTTAACATATTCTAAAACACCTACGGGTGAACCATCTTTTACTAAAGGTTTCTTGAATGAACATAAAAATCCTGTAGTCAACATGATAGCAGAAGCTAGAAAAATAAACAAGATTAGAACTACATTTATTGATTCTATTATTAAACATGAACATAAAGGTAGAATTCATGCAGATATAAATCAAATACGATCTGATGATGGAGGAACAGTTACAGGAAGATTTAGTTATTCTAATCCTAACTTACAGCAGATACCCGCCAGGGATCCGGAAACAGGGCCTTTAATAAGGTCTTTATTTATACCTGAAGAAGGTTGTAAGTGGGGAACATTTGACTACTCGCAACAGGAACCAAGATTGGTTGCACACTATGCATTAAAATTTTCTTTGCCTTCAGTAAATTCAATTGCAGATTCATATGAGAATGATCCCTCAACAGACTTTCACAAAATTGTTGCAGAGATGGCATCTATTCCAAGAAGTCAAGCTAAAACAATTAACCTAGGTTTGTTTTATGGTATGGGTAAAACTAAATTGATGGAACAGTTAGGTGTTAGTAAAGAAAAATCAGAAGAACTATTTACACAATACCATGGTAAAGCACCTTTTGTTAAACAACTTATGAACAAAGTAATGTCAGCAGCACAAGAGAGAGCACAAATTAGAACTCTTTTAAATAGAAAATGTCGTTTTCCAAAATATGAACCTGTATTAAGAGGAGCAGATTGGGGAACATTTGTACCGGCTGAAGACCATGAAAGAATGTTGGAGTTAAAAGAAATGGGACCAATGTTAAAAGATTTTGAAGGTAATGTTATTAAAGACAAAGATGGTAAACCTAAAAAAAATTATTGGCATGGTAATCCAACAAGAAGAGCCTTTACTTACAAAGCATTAAACAAATTAATTCAAGGTAGTGCTGCAGATATGACTAAAAAAGCAATGGTTGATCTATATAAAGAAGGTTTAATAGGTCATATACAAATACATGATGAACTAGATTTTTCTATTGAATCAGAATCACAAGCTGCTAAAATAAAACAAATAATGGAACAGGCAGTAGATTTAGAAGTTCCAAACAAAGTTGATTATGAATCCGGTCCTAACTGGGGTGAAATAAAATAATGAAAAATTATGGCTTATTTAAATGCAAACATACCACCAATCTATTGCAAAATAAGGAAGGAGTATCTTTATGATCTTAAAAAACATCAAGGAGAAAGCATTGACTGTGTTATCTTTGGTCTCGTCTCTATTTCAGGACGTGCGCTCTTATTTAATATCATGCTACCCAATGGTGCGTGCTTTTGGCGTTTGCCTATCTCAGCGTTTTTCCAAAAATCGTATGACCGAACCAAAGTGCCTGATATGCAAGTCAACGAATTACAACTGTGGAATTGTTTTAGTTATTATCCTAGTGTTCATTGCTTTGATTGGTTAGCAGGAATAGACGGTAAGTATCTAGGTAAAGATAAAAAATTTTACAAAGGTCAATATTTATTTACGGTTGACTGGGCTCATCCAGAGACTAATATACTAAACACGGAACATTCAGAAATTCCGCAAGAGCACAAGTGTGCACACATAATTGCATTAGATAATGGTAATTATGCAGCGCAGCCAAACAATAGAATCATTTGGCATGTGAACAGTTATACTACCGACAATGATTGGCCTGATTACAGTGTACAAAATACTGTATGGGACTGTGAGGGTGGAGATTGGGTAACAGAAGATTCTGATAAAATGTTTTATAATATAGAGGAGAAAAAATAATGAAACAATGTAAGCAATGTAAAAATGAATTTGAACCAAAAGATGAATTAGATTTGTTTTGCGGTCAAGATTGTAAAGAAGAAGCGTTAGCAGAATTAGATTCTGATTCAGACGAGTGTTTATCGTGTCAATAATGGAGGGTGCCTATATGGAACCGGAAGATATGAACTACAAGTTCACAGCCATTTTAATTATAGCTATATGTTTATTAGCTGTT